GTGCTTATCAATCTCCTCGTCACTCAGGTTGTGCTCCCACGATCCCTTCCAGGTATCGATGCAATCAAACTTTATTTTCTTTCCCGAGTTATGAATGTTCGTTGCCATATAACAAGAGCTCCTTCCCTTCCAGCTTCCTATTTCCACGAAATGGGACCCGTCCCCAAACCATGATAAAGCCATATCATAAACATCGGCGTAGTTAAACCATCCCTGAAGGGTAAAATAGAAATGGTCTAGTGTTTTTTGACCGTCCACGGTATTCCCTTCTCTTCCATCTCCTTTATTCCCCCCTTTAAATCATCCTTTTTTCTGAGTAAAGCGATTGTTTTGATCTGTTCCTGGAAATTGCCCGTGAACTTGGCAGCTCCCTCGTGTCGCATGTTGGCCGTGCAGAGGACCCATATCTCGCGGCTCGCGGCCTGGACACGTTCGCAAAAGGCAAAATCCTCACCCAGGCGATGTCCCGACTTCATGGTCATGACATCAAAAAAACCAAACATGTTCTTCGTGTCCTTGACATCCTTGTAGGGCTTTACCCGGTGGGGGTAGGGAGCTGTCATCAAACGCTCAAAAACCTCCCTCTTTATCATCATCATTCCCGTGGGCGCTCTTCTCACCTTTAGGAGACCATCCTCGTCAGGCTGAATGACGCTCTTTCCGTTTTCCTGATTTTCAAAAACCACGTTGTACGTCAGTCCCGCCATCGAGTAGTCCGACTCGGGATCATTGGTTACACGAAATTCCTGCCACGCCCAGTCGAATGACTTGTTCGGGTAGGGCGCGACAGCCACATCCTTGTCCGCCTCAAAAAGCTTCTCCAGGGTCTCCATTCCAAAGGCAACGTCAGCGTCGACGAAAAGTAAATGAGAATAATGATCGTTGTCATTAAGGAATTCCGCCACGCAGCGATTTCTCGCTTCGGTGATGATGGCGTTTTGACCCAACCAATATTGGCGAAGAGGGATGTGTTTTTTCGCAGCCCATGACTGCGTATTGATCATGGACTGCATAAAATCCACTGTAACAAGGTTCCCAAAGCAAGGAGTCGTTATGAAGAGCGATTTGCTTCTTAAAGATAATACGTCAGGTTTCTTCCTCAATTGGTTTAACCCTTTTGTTGACATCGGCCCTCCTGTATTTCTTTTTATTCTTCACGACCCTGTGTCTATAGAGAGGCGTGAACAAATCCCTTGCTACCGGATTAGGCTTTCTTCTTATCCTATTTTTTTGCAATTTCCCATCTAAATTTAGGTTCCCTGACATTGTCCTGTTTCTCCCTGTTGGGCCTTGTCTGCCATCCCTTGAGATGGTCGCCAAAACCCCTTGTAGCCCCGATCATGCGCCACCCGGTGGCGCGAATTGATCCCCCGTCCTCCTTTTCGAAAGTGTAGGTGATCATCCGTTTTCCACCCATCTGCTGCCAGATCCTCCAGCAGCGCCCGTAGAGAAAACTGCATGCGTTCTTGGGAGCTCCCGGCATCGTGCAAAGCCTGGTTATTTCGGCCGTTAGGCCGTTGTCCAGCTTCCTCGCCACAGGTCGCCCCACGATTCCCACGGCCACCAGTTCATTATTACTGATACAACCGACCGCGAACCGCGCACCTTGGACCTTCTTGTTATGCCGATGATACTTTTCTACAAAATCATTGGCAGCTCTTATGGTGATGGGAATGATTTCAAAAGCCACTAGGCTTCTATATCCTTTTTTAACCCCTTTTTGTAATTTTCAAGCTGATCCCTAAAAGCTTCCATCTCCAGGCAGTACGTTTCAACGTAAAAAGTGTTGTTTCCCTTCATAATTTCCTGTTCCACAATGAAATTTTCCAAAGAAACACGCTCCTTCTCGCACTGCTCCTGCGTATGGTAGGCGTAGTAGCCCTTGTAACTGATTGCAGGTATTCCTGAAATTGATATAAGTGCTATTAAAAACCAAACCGTAGCCATAAAAAAATTCCCCTATATAGTTATGTCAGATATATTTTCTAAAATATTTTTTAAATTTTGAAAATATCATTCAACATATTCAACATCATTAAAATATACAAGTATTCTGTCACTAATTAACACAAATAATATCTTTTGAAAACATTAGCCCAAGAACTGTACAACGCCTTATCACTGAAGTATCAGGCTGAAATTACTGATGCAAAGGCTCGATTGCGTATTTATTTTGAGAATTCTGTTGGAATAGGGGAGCACCCACAACACCTGGAGGAGATGGATAAACTTTTGGAAATCATTGCCGGGGCCGAGGATAAAAAATCTTCATTAGAAAGGCACTTTGAAATTCATGCCAAGATATAAAAAGACTGAGAAACTCACACCTATGCAGTTGCGCTATTCACATAACCTTGTTTTTGGGGAAGGTAAAATCACTGGAGCGGAAGCAGCTCGTCAGGCTGGGTATTCCGAAAAAATTGCACGGCAGGTTTCCTACCAGCTTCAAAATTCCAGCATGTATCCAAAGGTGGTGTCATATATTAAAGAGCTCAGGGAAGAACAACAAAAGAAAAATGAAACGAGTCTCTCAACGCATATGCGCGACTTAAAGGAATTGAGGGAAGGGGCAAAAGATAGTGGGCACTGGTCGGCCGCTATTAATGCCGAAAAAATAAGAGGTCAAGCTGCAGGATTGCATGAAAAAATTTCCACCGTATTACACGGAACGATTGATAGTATGAGTAGAAAAGAGGTAGAGGCGCGACTAAAAGAAATAGTTAATTTTCACGCCCCTCTTATAGATCACATCACCATTGATGATGTTAAGTCAAATAAACCCCTTAAGAAGTAAGGTGTTTTAATAATCTTGCAATTTTATCCATTAACCAATACATTATTTTAGTCTCCTTTCTTTATCAAATAGATTGTGTCCATATGCGATTGCAACCCATAGAATCATACATAAAACAATTAAAATTAATCCTAGTAAAATATTTGTTATCATTTTTTATCCTTTAAAATATTCTTCTTGAAGAAGAGTTATAATTTCTTTGAGTTTATTCACATAGAACGGATCAGTCGCGTACAGTTTCAAACTGTTTGTTAGTTTATCATAATCCACCTCTCTGGTAACCATTACTTGTTTAATTCTTTCCTCTCTAAAATTCTCAAAATTAGTGCCTATATTTAAAAGTTCAATGTAGTCCTCCACAGACTCACATTTTCTTCGGTATTCTCTTAACAATATCTCCGAGTTCAACGATTTTATGTGGGGTTCCGTTGGATCTGTTTCTATAATTCCGTAAAAATTATTTGCCTCCCGGGCGAACCGACTTTTTCCCCAATCTGATTCCAGAATAGCCTGTGCTACACTAAGAAGCACAGGCACTCTGGCGTGTGGGGGAAGGTTTTGATTCACGCTAACGGTGCATTCTGCAATACCTCTTACAAATAGTTCTTGTTTGTTATCGGTATAATTAAAATCGAAACCATTTAAGAACGTACTACATAGCGTCAATAGTGTTGCACAAATTTCCCTCACCATAAAAGTTTAAGTCTTTTTAACCCTTGTGTCTAGATTGAACATATCAATATCTATTTTAATAATTTGTCCCTCATCATTTTGATATCCCCACACTTGATATAATCCGTCTCCATGTCCACTTGAACAGTGAATGGCCAAGCCTTGGGACTTAGAGTTGGGGAAATTACTAGACGTAGTTCCCTCTAGGGTTTTATGACAAACATCATTGTAGGAGAAAGCAGTTGGCTTTGACTTAGCCTCATAGTCTTCCTTCTTCCAATATTCGTCAATTCGACAAGGATCAGTTATCATTAACTGACCGCTATCAATAGCTATATGTCCTAAATTTATTCTCTTAGTCATTAGTAACCTCTTCTTTCTTTAGAGTTAGCTCTAATTGTTTTCTGACATGAAATACAGCCAGAGAAGTATGTTCCGTTTTTCCTTTGATAGAACATACGGTTTGGTTTAAGTTTTCTGCACACATAACAAGTTTTGCTTTTCTCCGTTTTACGAAGAGG